CGCGGGAGGACACGCGGGCGAGCAGGTCGCCGACGGTCATGCCCAGGTGGGCGGCCAACCGAAAGTAGAACTGGCGGGTTGGCCGCCGCCTCATTCCCCCAAGAGTTCCTCGACGTCGTCGTCGGTCAGGCCCGAGAGCTTCTGCGCGGCCTCGAACACCCGGTTCAGACCGGCGGCCGACTTCCGCCCGAGGGCGGTCACGTCGGCCTTGCTGAACAGCGGGCCGCCATCGGCGTCCACCGCGCACGTGGCCACGAGCTTGGCGCGCACGTTGTCGAGCTTGAGCCGCTTGCCGTTGCCGCTGATGTCGGCCTCGAACCGGTCGCGCTCCACACCGGACAGGGCGCGGATGCGGACCTTGCCGCCCCACTCGGGCACGTCGACCAGCTCGAACCCCAGGTCGTCGGCCGACAGGATGGCCTCGCGGGTGAGCAGCTCGCCGCCCGTCTCACCGGTGGTCGGGTAGTCGACCGGCCCGGCGAGGTCGACGGTGTCGTTCTTGAACAGGCCCATGACTGTGGTTCTCCTTGCGAGGTAAGAGGGTGAGGGGTCGATCAGGGGGCGGGCGTGATGGTCGGCTTGCCGGACACCTGCCAGGACAGCGAGCCCGCGAGCTGCCCGTCGACGGGCGCCTCGCGCTCGAACCCGGTGATCAGGGCCTCGAACGCCCACACCTCACCGGCGGGCGACTCCATCTCGTACGTGATGGGCAGCGAGTTCTCGAAGTCCGCGACGAGCGCGTCGTGCTTGTCGGGGTCGTAGTGGATCTCGCAGCTCACCTCGCCGCCGTTGATCAGGCCGCCGATGAACTCGCGGTAGCGGTTCGGCGAGTCGTGCGCGGTCACGTCGTACGTGTCGCGCTCGATGCCGGGACCGGAGAAGTTCCCGACGTTGCCGATCGCGGTGAAGATTTCCGACGGCGAGCCGCCGTCACCGCGGCGCAGCTCGGTACCGAATGCGTCGATGCCTGCCATGTGTGATCACTCCTGGGACAGCCACACCCGGTACCTGACGGGGCAGTGGCGAAGATCGGGGTTGGGGTCGCGTAGGAACGCGTGAAAGTCGTGCGCGATCGACACGTCGCGCCAACCGGGCACCACCAGGCGCACGCGGTCGAGCAGCCCGTCGACGAGTTCGAGCACCTCGGCGCACTCGGCGAACCCGCGGTAGCGCGACCAGATGCTCAGGTTCACGTCGGCCCGTAGGCCCTGCCGGTCGTGCGAGTCGAGCGGCGACTCGGTGATCTCGCGGATCACTACGTGCGGGTAGCGGGCGGTCTCGGGCACCTCGTCGTAGACCCCGGCGCGGGCGGAGAGCACGGGGTCACCGACGAGCCGCTGATAGACCGCACGCTGCAACGGGCGCGCGGCGGTGGCCACCTACGGCAACCGCTCGTTGATCGCCTCGGCCGTCCACCGTGGAACCTCGCGGTTCGCCTCGGTGGCGGCCGGGTAGAGGAACGGCTGCGCGACCTGCTTCTCGGTGCCGAACTCGACGAACTGCCCGTAGAAAGCATCGTCTTCCCAGACACCGACCTGCGCGTCGGCGTCGGCGCCCTCGCCCTTGACGCGCGACTCGATCGCGGAGCCGAGGTTGCCCGTGTCGAGCGGCACGCGGGCCTGTGCGCCCCGTTCGGTGTGCTCGGCCCACTTCTCGGCGACGTCCTCTTGCGCCTCGTGCACGTCGCGCGTGAGCCGCGCGAACGCCCGCCGAGCGGCGGCGACGCCGGTGATCTTGACGTTCACCATGCGGTCACCACCTCCTACATCGGCAGCTCGACGGCCGCGAACTCCATGCCCGTGGTGGCAGCCCAGGTGATGGCGGCTCGCGCGGTCGTGGGGCTGTGGTAGACGTCGCGCATGGGCACGGCCGCCACGGCGTCGGCGGCCACGGTGCGGGTGACGTCGGCGACCGCCAGGCCGTCGACGGTGGCGGGCGTGGCCACGGTGAACGCGTGCGAGCTGGCGTCGGTGTTGCGCACCAGCAGCACCACGCGCCGGTTGGTCGGCACCTCGTCGCCGCCACCGGAGGCGGGCGACCACACCAGGGCGTCGAGCCCGGCGACCGGTAGTTCCTGCGTGTCGACAACGGCCATGCTCAGGGTGTCCCTTCGGGTTGGCGGCGGGTGCAGTCCGCGCGCACGTAGGCGGCCTCGGACGGGTCGACCACGGCGTCGACGTCGAACACCCGGCCACGGCTGGCGCGGATCTCGTCGCCGCGCCGGACGTCCTGACCGGGCGCGAAGTAGATGGGGGTGACGAGGTCCGCGCCGGACTGGTCGCCGTCGGTGCGGTTGGCGCCGTTGTCGCCGCCGGCGGGTGCCGGTTGCGAGACGCGCGCCCGAACCTCGGCGTCGACCAGGAGCACGTCTGTCGTCTGGCCGCCGCTGCCGTCGTCGGTGGTGGACGGTCGCCACAACTCGACGGTGGTGTTCAGCAGCCGGCGGACACCGCGGCTCACCGCGTGCCCAGCACGGCCGCGCCGCCGCCGAAGCGGGCGGCGAGCCGGTCGCGCAGGTAGTCGGGCAGCTCGACCTCGGTGATCCGGCCCTCGTCGCCGTAGGTCACGGAGTAATCGCCGATGCGCTCGGCGCGGACGTCGCCGGCGGCCAGGCCCTCACCGCCGTCGCTGGACCGGTAGGCAACCAGCGTCGCCGCGGCGATCCGGCACGTGAGGTCGACCAGGTCGTCGGGCACGAGCGGCAGGCCGTGCGTGTAGACGACGGTGACCTCGGTCGGCTCGCCCGGCGTGGTCTGCCACCCGCACGCCCGCCAGATGCCGCCGAGGGACCGCTTGAGCGACCAGTCGTCGACGTCCTCGCCGTCTACCTGCACCGACGCCACGGCGGACACCGGCGGGGCGGGCAGCCGGAGCAGCTGCCCGCGTCCGCCGGCGAGGATGACGGTTGACGTCGTCTGGCTGATCGGCACGCCCGCGGCCTCGCGGATCGCGGCCGACGCCGTGCCGAGGTAGTTCTCGACGAGCAGCACCTCGTCGTCGGCCACGGTGACGCCACGGCCTTCGAGGTCGGCCACCGTGGCTAGCGGGGTGATGGCCACGGTGACCACCTCCTCACTTGGGCTGGTGCTGGCGCTTCGCCTGCGGCGTCGGCTTCACCGGCTCCACCGGCGCGGCCGGCGGGACCGGCGCGGGCGGTGCGGGCGGGGTCGGCGCGGGCGCGGGCGGGGCCGGCGGGACGTGCTCGGTGACGCCCATCGCGTCGGGCACCTGGCGCAGCGCGTCGGCGAGCGCCTCGTCGTCGACCACGGCCAGGCCCGACCGGAAGGTCACGAGCCCGGCCGTGGTGCGGATGATCCCCTCGGGATGCCGCTTGCAGTGGAACAGCGCGGTCATCAGGAGCCCGCCGGCGCCCGGACGTTGAGCAGCTTGCCGTGCGCCCGCTCGTTGCCGTACTCCAGCCCGATCTCGCCGTAAATCTGGTTCTTGTCGCTCGCGCCGTCCTTCGACAGCGGCTCGACGAACAGGAACCCCTTGCCGGGCACCGGCAGGAACACCGGCGCGCACTCCTCCAGCGAGACGACCTGGAGCGCGCTGGACGGCATGTGCCGGTTCAGCATCAGGTTCAGCGTGCCGAAGTCGGTTTCGATGGTCGTCACGCGCACACCGGCGACGTTGCGCGAGGTCTCCTCGTACCCCTTGTCGGTGATGAACAGCTTGGTCAACGCCCGCTTGAGGGTGGCGTTCGACATGAGCGTCGCCGTCTCGCCGACCTGGATGCCGCCCGAGGTCCACACGTCCTGCAACAGGTCGAGGACCAGGCCGCCCGTGAGGTCGGTCGCCTCGTAGACGTTGGCGCCGCCGTCGGTGGCGAACGCGATCGTCGAGCCGCCCGGCTTGGTGGCCAGGGTGAACGTGTTCGTCGCCGCGCCGGTGACGTAGTACAGCGTGTGCGTGGTGAGCACGCCGACCGCGCCGCCGGTGAGGCTGGCCACGACCACGGCGTCGCCGTTGGTCAGGCCGTGCGCGGCGAGCGTGAACGTCTCGTTGTCGGCCTCGATGGTGGCCGTGCCGATCAGCGTGCCCTGC